GCGTCCGGATGGCGAACAGTGGGTGAAGGTTCGCAGTTCCGACAGCCAGATCAGCGGCGACTACGCCGCGATGCGCTGGATGGAGGAGTCCGGAAAGATTCTTCACGAGATCATGCTGAACCCGAATACCAGGATGCGGCAATCACTCGGGGAAGTCGATCTGATGCTGGTGGTGTTCGGCACCGGCCCGTTCTGGGTTGGCGAGAACAAGAAGCGCACCGGCCTGAGTTTCCAGTCCATCCCACTGCGTGATGCTGCCGTGGATTGGGACGATGACGGCGATCCGTTGGCGTTCTACCGGACGCGGCATTGGAACGCACGGCAAGCCGAGAATGCCTTCGGCTACGCGAACCTGGGCGAGAAGGCCCGTAAACTGATCGAGGCCAAGGACTACGACACGAAGTTGGTCTATACCCACGCTGTCCTGCCGCGCAAGGATAGGCTTGTGACGGGCAAGTTGGCAAAGAACCTGCCGTGGGCGTCAATGTGGATCGAAGAAGAGTCGAACCATATCTGCTCCGAAACCGGCTTCCATGAGTTTCCGTACTTTATCCCGCGCATGGACACAGCACCGGGAGAGAGCTACGGGCGTTCCCCGGCGATGATCGCCCTGCCGGACGGCAATACCTTGCAGGCCATGAGCGAGACTATCCTGATCGCTGGTCAACGGGCGGCGGAACCGCCGCTGTTCGCGCCGAACGATGGGTCGTTCTCGGAAGCCAATACGTTCCCTGGTGGGATCAGTTACTACGATGTGGACATCGCCGCCAAGGTGCGCGGCAACCCGGTATTCCCGCTGGCGACCGGCGCGAACCTGCCAATCTCGCGCGAGATGCAGCGCGATACCCGTGAGCAGGTGTTCGCGGCGTTCTTCAAGCAAGTGCTGAATCTGCCGGTGCGCGGCCCGGAGATGACGGCTACCGAGGTCATTCAGCGCCGCGAGGAAATGATCCGCGAAGTCGGCCCGATGTTTGGGCGGCTGGAGTCGGACTACATCGCGCCGATGGTGGAGCGGTGCTTCAACATCTGCCTGCGCAACGGTGCTTTCCCGCCGATCCCCGATTCGCTGGCCGGTCGGGACGTATATTTCGAGTACGAAAGCCCGATCCGCCGCGCCAAGGCGATGATCGACGCGACGGCTGCGCGGATGTTCAAGGACGAGATCATCGTCCTGTCGCAGATCAAGCCGGAGGCGATGGATCACTTCAACGTTGATGAATACGTCAATGTAATGGCTGGCGTTGGTAGTGCTCCACTGCGCATCGTCAATCCTCCGGAGGTCGTCATGCAGTTGCGTCAATCCCGCGAGGAACAGCAAGCGGCGATGATGCAGGAGCAACAGCAACAGCAGGAAGCCATGATGGCCGCCGAGGCAGCCAAGATGGCATCCGAGGAAGAAGCCCGCCACGCCAAGATCGACCTTGAGCGCGAGATGGTCGGCATCAAGAAAGCCGAGATCGACCTGAAGGCCGGCGAAGCTGACGGTGACAAGGAACTGGAACAGATCAAGGCCGATGCCGAGAAGGAGAAGGCGCGTATCCAGAAAGAGGTCGAGATGGAGCGCATCAAGGCCGAGAAAGAGGCCAACGAGGCGCGTATCGAAGCCGAGAAGGACATCGAACGAATCCGCGTCCGCGCACAGAAGGAAATCGAGCGCATGAAGCTGGATGCGATGAAGGAAATCGAAGAGATGAAGGCCATCGCTCAGGGCGTTAGCGCCGTATGCGTAGGCGCTACGCAATGTTGATCCGACAACGTATCGCAAATTGGCTGCGCAGCAAACTGATCGACGCGCAAGACCCCGCGCCGATGCTTATGGCGCTGCCGGACGACAAGTATTCCGACATCGACCGTCTGCGGGACTTCCAGATCGTGTTCGGGACGCCGCAGGGCCAGCGCGTGCTGTCGCAAATCCTGCGCTGGTCGCACTTGTGGCATTCGAGCATGTCGCAAAGCGCAACAGACATGGCCTTCGCGGAAGGCGAACGGAACGTGGGCTTGAAGATCATCGCGGCACTGAGTTACCGCGAGAAGCCGACGAAGCAGAATCAATCACAACCCTGAAGGAGCGAAATCAATGGCTGACGAATCCGTCGACACTGGCACCACCGACACTGGCACTACCGAATCCACGGCATCGGTTGATACCGGCCTGCCGCCGAACCCCGCACCTGTTGCAGCAGCCCCTACGGAATCGGCACCTACCGAGACCGCCCCGGCCACAACCAACTGGCGCGACACTGTAACGGATACCGACCTGCGCAAGATCGCGGACAGGTTCAACACGCCTGCCGACATGGCGAAGGCGGTTCTCGACCTCCGCAAGCGCGAGAGCACGTCCATCCGCATGCCGGGCAAGGACGCCAAGCCGGAGGAAGTGTCTGCCTTCTACAAGGCGCTCGGTGTGCCGGAAGGACCGGACGGCTACCAATTCAAGACGCCTGATGGCGTGGAAATCACCGATCAGGACAAGGCGTTCCAGTCCGAGATGGCGAAGATCATGCACACATCCGGCATCCCGAAGGCTGCTGCCGAACGCCTCGTTGATGGCTACAACGCCTTCGCACAGAACATGATGAAGGCCGAGGTTGAAGCAGACACCAAGTTCGCGGATCAGGCCACGGCAACGCTCAAGCAGGAGTGGGGTGACGACTACAACCGCAATCTGGCCTTCGCCGCTAAAGCCGCGCAGGAGTTGTTTGGCGACACCTACGACGCCGTGAAGCAGATGGAAGGCAAGAACGGGCGATTCATCCTCGACAACCCGGCGTTCATCAAGGCGTTCGCCAAGATCGGCGGCGAGATGGCGGAAGGCACCATCGGCCCGCGCCTCGATGCTTCCGAGATGGCGACGATGGATCAGCGCGTCAGCGAACTCGGACGGCAGAAGTTCGAGGCAATGGAGCGCGGCGACCGCGCCACGGCTTCCCGCCTCGACGCCGAGCAGCGTGACCTCATCAACCGCATGGGCAGCGGCAACATTGTCGGCCAAGGTGGTCGCGTAGCATAAGCATCACCCCCGGCTATTGACATTCATCATTAGCCGGGGTTATAGTTCCACTTAGCGGCCCACCTGTAACCAACGCAGCCCCGCGAACCGTATTACTTGCAGCACAATGATTGCAGTCCGAAAGCCCCACTAGCTTTCGTTGCGGCCCCGGAAACGGCTACCCGCAGACGGCCATGTGGCTCACCTTGAGGAAGGCGAAAGGTTTCTCTCTTTCATCTTTTTCCATAGGAGGCCAAAATGGCTACCCAGATCGACAATGCATTCGTCAAACAGTACGAGCGCGACCTTATTGAAGTGTTTCAGCGTTCCGGTGGCTACCTGCGCCCGACCGTCCGCATGAAAACCGACGTTGTTGGCACGACCACCACGTTCCAGAAGATCGGCAAAGGCGTTGCCACCACCAAGGCCCGCCACGGCGTCATCACCCCGATGAACCAGGATCACACGCCGATGACCGCTACCCTTGCCGACTTCTATGCCGGCGACTGGGTGGACAAGTTGGACGAGGCCAAGATCAACATCGACGAGCGTATGGCCATCGCCCGTGGCGGTGCTTTCGCCCTCGGCCGCAAGGTCGATGAGCAGATCATCACCCAACTGGACGCCACCACGCAAAGCACCGTGACCTTCACCGTCACTTCCCGCGCCGCGATCCGCGCCAGCCTGCTCGGCATGGCTGAAGCGATCTTCGCCAACGACGTGAAGAACGACGGCAAGATTTACGGTCTGCTGACTCCCCGCGCATGGTCGCAAGCCATGACCGTCGAAGAGTTCGCTAGCGCCGATTTCGTGGGTGCTGATGGTCAGGCGTTCCGTACCGGCCCGTCCGTGGGGCTCGGCAAGTGGAAGGACTTCATGGGCATCAAGTGGGCGATCCACACCGACCTGCCCGGCAAAGGCACATCCACCGCCAAGATTTTCGTCTACCACAAGGATGCTGTTGGCTATGCCTGCGGCAAGCACGCCGGCAACGTTGCGGCGGCTGACATGGTTTCGGCGGACATCACTTGGCACGGCGACCGTGCTGCGCACTTCGTCAATCACATGATGAGCGGCGGCGCAGTTCTGATCGACGATTCGGGGTGTATCGAAGGCCAACTTAACGATACCACGGCAATCGCGACCACTTGATGAGACGGCGCGGTAGCGGGGAAACCTGCTACCGCCGTCTTGCCACCCAATTCTCAAGGAGACTGAATCATGGCATACACTGCTGGAAACCTCACCCTGTTGGCGAACGGTAACGGCTTCAGCCAATACCGCTACGACACGCTGGACACCCACGCGACCGTTGATAGCGACGGTTATTTCAACAACACTGACGATTCGCTGAAGTTGCGTGTTGGCGACATCATCGACGTGGTTGTTTGGGCGACTGCTGTTCGCACCGGCACCATCTCGACGTATGGCCGCCATATCGTCAATGCTGTATCCGCTGCCGGCGTCGTGGATACTTCCGATGTGACTGTCGGCACCGTGACCGATACCGACTAATCGGTGATGGCGATGTAACAAGACAACGGCGGGGTTCTTCGGAGTCCCGCCGTTTTCGTTTGAACCGCATCAGGAAAGGATTACAATGCCCTGCAAGCAGCACAAACCGAAGAAGCCCAAGAAACCCTCGCGCCAGAAGCGCGACCAGCCGAAAGGAGACTGACACATGCGTTGCATTCCGCAAAACCGAGTCATCAACGAGTATTCGCCTTTCGGTCAGCACCACACCTATCTGTCGGCACACCCGATGGCCGAGATGCTTTCCGAGGAATACTTCTTGTCGGAGTTCAACGTGATGATGCCGGGCGATACCGTCCGCGTCGTGCAGGTCAAGTCGGCCAACATCATGTCCCGCGACAACGAAGTGATCGCCTACTGCGATCTGATCGTCGTCAAGTCCTCGCGCGATGTGATCCAGTTCCACGTCGACAAAGGCCCGGTGTTGCTCGGCGAGGATGCTCAACCACGACGCGGACGCCCGCCGAAGCAAGTCGAGCGGTCTGCGGCAGAAACTGTTTGAGGTAGTCAATCATGGCAAGCAAGACGGACATCGCAAACTCGGCGCTGGTCAAGATCGGCTCCAAGCAGACCATCACGTCGTTCAACGATGGCACTGCCGGAGCCAACATCGCCTCCCTGCGCTACGACGAAATCCGTCAGGACTTGCTGCGTAGCCATAACTGGAACTTCGCAACCGCCCGCGTCAAGCTCGCCAAACTGGCAACGCCGCCGTCCTTCGGGTATCAGAGCCGATTTCAATTGCCTTCGGACAACCTGCGAACGGTAGGTGTGTTCCTTGGCAAGAATGCTCCGCTGACGGACTATCGCATTGAAGGTAGCGCGATCAGTGCGGACGCCAGCGACGTCTACCTTACCTATATCCGCGACGTGACGGACGTGGCTGAGATGCCACCAGACTTCCGCGAATGTCTGAGCG